ACTACAGTAACAACTTTACCGCTTGCAAGAGTTCTTGTGATTGTCTTTTTACCGCCTGTTGGCTGAACAGAAAACTCAGGGAAGTTCAATGCTTCATCGACTCTTGCTCTGTCATAACCAGGATTACTATAAGCAATCTTTCGCTGTGCTTCAATTTCATTTTTAGCTTTATTTGCAGAAACTTTCTTAATAGCTAAAAGTGTCTTTTTGATTTTTTCTTGTGTATCAATAGTTGGGGTAGAAGTAAATAATCTAGATAAGTAATCAGCAGTTCCACCAAGCAACGAAGGATCAGCACCAGCCGCTAACAATTCTTTCTGACTTAAATCTCCAGAACCAGAAATAGCCCTAGCAAATTGTGTTTGTGCTGCCCTAAAAGATGCAAAGTTATCTGTCTTAATAGAATCTTCGATATTCTCCAAAGCATTATCAGCAGCAGTCACCGCTTTAAGTTGAGGATCAATCGTACGTTGAACACTTGCCCTAAATGCGGGAATATCTGCCAGAGCTTTGTCGCCAGGCATTACATTCGTAATCGTAGTGCCTTTTGGTTCTGATTTAGCCTTAATAACCGCCTGTACTTGTGCCAACAATGGAGAACCTGCTGGCAATGTTGCGGCATATTCTTGAAGTTTTTGAATCTCAGTTTTATCTAATTTTTCAGGCTTTTCAGGTTTTTCATACAAAACTAAATCTGTTGTCAATCCAGTTTTTTGATACTCTGCAAGACTTGCAGGAGTGTATTTACCTGATTCCACTAACTTCTGGAATGGATCATTAACCGCTCTTTCACGCTCACGTTGTTTAATTAAGGCATTGCTTTCTAACAACTTTTGATATTCGCCTTGCAACATCATTGCACCTTGACCATCACCAGCTTGAGACAGTGCAGAAATAGCTTGTTGAATGGTTTTAGGATCGCCTGGGTTAATTTGGCGAGCAATTTGTTGACGCATCGAAATACGGGCTAATTCAGGATCTTCACCACCTAAAGCACGACCAACAGCACCGCCAAGCATAGTAGCCCCCCTACCAATAGCAAAGTTTGCTTGTTGGAATGGAGTTAATTGAGCATATTGCATTGCTTGTTGGTCAGCCCTAGCCTGTTGGTTTTGCTGATACATCTCTGGCGTAACGCCAAATAAGGATTGAACTATATCTGCCATGATTTACTCCTTAAAAGCCAAACTCTTGTGCAGACAACATCCGCGCTTGCTGTGTTTGCGGGTTAGCAAAAGCACCAGATAAATACTGTTCTTGCTGTCCATACGCGCCTTGAGCAGTGCCTCCATATGGGTTGAACATATTTGATGCCGCTTTTGTCAACTCAGGACTACGAGAGAATCCTGTCAATACTGTTGCAAATGGGTTGTAGGCGTTTGCACCAAACATTGCATTAGCTGCATTCGTACCGCCTTGAGCCAAGATGTTAGCTCCTGCTGGATTAGCTACCTTAGCGCCAATACCCGCACCAATATCAAGAGCCTGTTGACCAAGATTCTCTAAGCCTGTAGCGCCTGACAAATATGCTTGATAAGGGCCAAGAGCCGCAGATTGCAAAGCATAATTTTGAGTGCCTAAATTGCCACCAGTACGGAACAAATCAGCACCAAATAAAGTCTGTTGTTGACCCGCTTGCATAGCATTAGCGGCTAATTGAGCATCTTGTTGAGCCAAAGCGTTGTAATAGGCTTCCATTTCTGGATTGGCGGCTTTTAAACCTTCACCACCACCAGGTCTAAGTCCAGTACCACCAACAGCTAATCCGGCACGACCAGTGTTAAATAAAGTGTTTTGCAATTGACCATATTGACGCTCACGGCTAGGAGCTAATAGGGCTTGCTGTTTGGTCATGTAATCTTGAGCGGCTTGTTCAGGTGACTGAGCAAGATACTGTTGACCAAGATTAAACAAGCCTTGAGCCGCACCTTGTAATGGAGCATATTGACCTTGAGCTTGTTCAGCCTGAGTTAGACCCCCCTCTGCTAAACCTAAAAATCGGTTTTGCATTCCCATCAAAGCGGGATCTAGAGAGTAATTAGCACCAGTTACACGACCTGTCGTTGGATCAGTCTGAAAGGTTGACTGACCAAATCGTGTAGTAACACCTATTGGTCGAAATTTAGCTTCCTCAGCCGCTAATTGAGCCGCTTTAAGTTGTGCATCAGCTTGTATCTGGGCGGCTCTCTTTGCAGAACTACCGCCCAACAAACCACCCAATATGGATGCTCCACCACCAATTAATGCTGCGCTAATAGGCATATCAAACTCCAATCAAAATATCGTCCACTTTTGACGGATCTTTCTCGTCAGTGGCGTGAATACAAAACCAAACACAATCTGTTAACGCTTTAACACCATGCGTCAAACCCGCTTTAATCTCAATACAGGATGGCGCTTCAACAACCTCTACATCCTCACCCTTCATCACCGCTACTTTACCTTTTGCCAAGATAGACAAATGGCTAAAGTCGTGAACGTGCTTCAAAATGGCTGTGCCCGCACTAAACTGTGCTTCTTTGGCATACAAACCATCACTGAAGTGGTGAGTAATCATGCTTTACCCCATTTACCAACAGGACACTCTGAATTATTTTTTCTTGTCTTTAACAAAATAATGCAACCACACTTGCCGCATAGAAAATTTGCTGTCTTATGCTCACATGAATCACAGACACCTCTTCTCATAGCCAAGACATCATCTGATGCTATTTTGCTTTTGTTAGACAAAACATCTGTCATGCTGTTCTCTTCCACATTGCAACAGTGATATACGGTTGCAAGTTAGCGTTAGTAGCAGATGAACCACTTGATGAAGTCGTGCCTGAATATGTATGATCGTGACCGCCAGCGCTTGAGGTTAAAGGAACACCATCGTATGCGCCACCACCATCACAGAATTGATCTGTAGTACCACTAGTCGAACCATAAGCAAACTTGTAACTTGTACAGTCAATTGGATAGTCAACAGCGTGTTGGTGATTGCCTACGCTACTTGTAGAACCGCTATATGTATGCGTGTGGCTTACCAGTGTTGTATCTTTACTACCACCAGTCTCTTCCAATGTATCAAAAGAAGAATCACTACCATTCAAACCAACCATCACTCGACCCGCACCAAATGCTGTCCAAGTACCAAAGCCTAACAATGTGTTAGGATTAGTTGAAACACCCGCATTGATGTAGATTGAACCTACAGGATACAAAGCCTGTAAAGCAGTAGTAACAAAAGCAGTTGTTGCCAAAGCAGTACTGCTATCACCAGAACTTTGAGTTACAGCAGTAGTTCCAGTTGGAAGAACAGGACTACCAGTGAATGTAGGCGATGCCAAATCAGCTTTAGTAGCAATAGCCACAGAGATGTTGACAAACTCTGTGTTGATCTCCGTACCTTTAACGATCTTCAGTGGATCACCACTTGATAGAGCATCTTTGGTTGCAAAATTAGTACTTTGTGTATAGTTACTCATACTGTTTTCCCGTCTTTATATTGAATTTCAATGCGCTGAATTGACAACCCAGAGCCATTTATGTCGGCCTCATAACCAGTTTGAACAATTTTTCCACTACCAGAAGCAGAAGCACTCAATAGTTGCAAAGCCACGCCATCAGCATATTGAGCAACTACGGTAGCATTTGCACCATATTCAGCAATACCATACTCAGATACGCTTTGAGTAGGAATCTTCACATTGGTAGACAAGTAGTTGGCACTGAATTCAAAGCCCCACTTCATCGTCACATACTGGTTTGTTCCACCAATCACAATAACTTTTAGTTTCTTCAAAACAGAAGTAACACTTGCATTGCCTAAGTCTGAATGGTTTGTGTAATACAACATCCTGTATGAAGAAGTGTTGTCTTGTGCGCCTGTGTACTTTGCAACATATCCTGTTTTACCCAACAGAACATCGCCATTGCGCCTAGACAATAAAGCAGTTGGTTCTATTGAATCCCAATTAGTTATCCTAAATGATCCGTCTTGTAGTTGAGTGCGTGTGTCAAAACAATACACCTCTTTTGCAAAAGGCATCGTAATAAGATAAAACGCCTCAGTCTCTGAGTAAACAGACTTAATGTTTGCCGCAGTCTCAGCAGCAACAATGTTCATAAAATCGCTACGAACATTCTTAGACAAGTCACCAATAGGCACAGACTTCTCAATCACCGTCCTAGCAAATGATCTAACACCTGAGTTAGACAAGAATAAAACATCCTTGCCAGTGCTTTGAATTGAATCTCTGGCAATACATCCAATACCCGCAACAGTGTCAGACAAAGTAATTGTTGATGGCGTATTTGCACCAGAGTAAACAAGAATCTGACGCTGACCAAAGATAATCAAGAAGTTGTTATGAGCGGCTAAACCAGTAATGTTGTCTGCACCATTAGGCCAAACTTGATTGATGTTCAGTGAACCAGAAGTGCCACCCGTCCAGATATGTCCAGATAGCAAATCAGAAAAATAAACAGTAGTAGAGTTTGTTGATGTATTAGCTACCCACAAACGACCATAAGCAGACAAAACAATGTTTCCAGATGGAACTGTTCCGGCATAACCACTCTTCTCGCTAACTCTACGATATGTTGTAGTGCTAACAGCGGGGTCAAAAACTAATGGATCATGACTTGCCTGAAAGAAGTAAGTAACTCCATTCAAGGAAGCGCATTGCCAATTATTTGCTGTGATTGTTGGTGCAGTGCCGCCACCACCATAGGTCAATTCAGTTAAAGCGTTAGAAGTTCCTAACTTAAACAGCTTATTGTTTCCGGCAAGTAGAACAGTCAATGTTCCATCAGATTGAACTAACTCATTCAGAACCTAGTTCCTACTGTTACTGGTGTTCCTGAGTACTACGCATTTGATGGTGTTGACGGTAACGGTGATACCAAAGTAGTGATCTATCCAAGACCTGATGGTGTATACAACCTTCCTTTTGCCCTGACAGTACCTCAAGCACCATTGGCGGCTGATGGCACTGTAGTGCTTGTTCCTGATTACTTGGTTGTTCAGAATGCTTATGCAAGGGCATTGGTTGAGCGTGGTGAAGATGGTGGTTTGAACTCTTCAGAGGCATATCAACTGTATAAAGGTATGTTGGCAGACCAAATTGCCTTAGAGAGCACACGCTATCCTGAAAATCAAGAGTTTGTATCAATATGAGCCAAGTATTACAGACCGCAAGCATTT